ATATACGCAAATACAACACGATATAAAACAAGAGTTTGGTGTTGATATGACAATTGAGCAAATTCATATAATGGTTTTACATCAAACTCTTATTATGAAAGAAGCTATGGAAATACAAGCTAATATTATGTTACCTTGTTTCGGTAAGTTTGTATATAATACAAAACGTGCTGAACGTCAAGATAGCAAATGTAAGATAGTATTAAAAGAAAACTTGTTATACGACATGATGAAGAAAATAAAAAGATAGTATTAATATTTTAAATTTCATTACAATGCAAACAGTAAATTATTTAAATACCTTAGATAGCTTAATTACAGCATCTAATATTTACGAGGTTAGGGGTCAAGTTGTGACTGCTGCCTATGTAAAGGCATTTATAAATGAAGCACGTAGTAAAGGCATGAGTGACTTTAATATTGCTAAGATGATTACTGTTCGTGTTAGTGATGATAAATTTAAACTCGTAAGTCTTATTAATCAAACTAATAATTATGCTACAACTAATCCGCTTCAACAAAGTTACAGGAGAGCTTGAGATAAACATAGGTAGTGTTTATTACGTTCCTGATATTGCTATTATTATGACCCGACTTAAACCAAGTATGGAAGATACAGGTGGTCAATTAAAGATTCATAACAAGAAGGAAATGATGTACATATTTTATATGGCTGATTGGACTTCTGTTAATTATCTACAATCTCTTCCCGATGATATTCGTCACGATAAAGCCAAGGGTGAAGCTAAACTTCCCGATGAATGGAAGCCTGATAAAGCTATTATTGATGCTATTGCTACATACATCAAGATACAACAACGTTATGTTCCATCTGCTAAGATGCTTATAACATTAAAACGTGGTTTAGCTTCACTTAGTTTGTATTATACAAATCTTGAAAAACAGAACAGTCAGCTCAATAAGAGGTTAACAATGTTAACTAATCTTGCATTTGGTAGTGATACAAGTGCAAATGTAGAACTTATTAAGGAGACTGAAATGGTGAACAGCCTATTAGCTGCAAATGCTAAGGTAATACTTGATGGTATTAGTAAACTTGAAAAAGCTCATAATGATATTATTAGTTTTGAAAAGAAAGTACGTACAGAGGAAACTATTGCTGCTGAAATAATAGGTGGAGGTAAACCATATAATCGTGAAGTTCCTAAACGTAATAAGTAATGATAAAATCAGAAGTACGTCAAATTAGGTTTGATGAACCTACGCATAAATACACAGATGAACATGGTTATAACTATACATCTGTTACTACTCTAATTGGTCAGATAGAGCCAGAGTTTAAAACTACATATTGGGCTGTATATCGAGCATTAGATAAAGGGGGTTATCGTCCTCGTCCTTTTATAGAGACTGATGAAATAGAGATATTATATAATAACATGAGACGTAAATTTCCACTTGCGTTTTTTGTTAATGATATAATTCCTGTTTCAAGTATGAGTAATGATGTATTAGCTGCTTGGGAAACTATAAAGAATGATGCTTGTATTTGGGGTACTTCTCGTCACTTGTTTTTAGAGAATTGTTTAAATGCAATATCTGATACAAGTGATGTTAAGTTTCATACTCTTAAAGAGACGAGTACTCAAAGTTATGGTGCTAAGATAACTAATCTTGTTGAATTAGAGAACTCACCACTTAAAGATGTATATCCTTTTATCTATAATCAGTTAAAGAAATATGTACTTAATGGTTGGATTATATATGCAGAGAAGCGTGTATATCATCATCATTACAGAATAGCTGGTACGATAGATGTTCTACTTGTAAAAGATGGACTATTTATGATTCTTGATTGGAAAACAAATAAAGAGAAACTTAAATTTGTGGAGGGTTATTATAAGAAAGTTTGGAATCGTGAACGTACTTTAAAAATAAAAACTGATGAGTTTGTAGCAACTAATAAAGGTTTTAACTATCCTTTGTCTCATTTACCACATTGTAAAGGTGAGATATATACAATGCAATTAAGTCTTTATGCTTTACTTTGTGAGACTTGGGGATTAAAATGTCATGGTATTATTCTTTGTCATTTTAGACCTATATTAGATGCAGTTGGAAATCCAGTTGTTGATGAACAAGGTAATAGAGTTGAACACGCACCTGAAGTTTATTCTTTACCTTATCGTAGAAATGATTGTCAACTTCTACTTGATTGGCATTATAAAAATCTTAATTAACTTTTTAATTTTAAACAAATGATAAAGTCTCTTGATAGACCGTCAACAGTCGATGTTGTACCTGTTGAAAGTGTTACTACATTTGGTAACATTAATACTTGGCAACTAATCACAGAAGTAACAAGTACAAGTTGCACAAAAACAACTAAGGCTATGGAACTTAAAGGTATTGGTTGTGTAGTTAGTGTTTCAACAGAAATTAGAAATGTAGATGGACAAGTTATTGCTTGTTCCGAATCAACTACATTTGTGCCTAAAACTCGTATTGAGGTTATTACTGATAAATCTAAAACAGTAATTGCTCGCAATATTGTTCCTATTTCTAATTAATTCACAATTCTTAAAAGTCACATCATGTCAGAAGTTAATGGTTTTGACCAAGCTATTGTAGTTCTTCAAACTCGTAGACTTAGTCCAGAGATTACTGAAACAGGTAATCGTTCTCTTTTTGCCGCAACAGAAGCTAAAACAAATGATGAATTTATCGTTGCTGTTATAGCTCTTATCACTTATGTAAAAACTAATATCACTGATGTTAATGCTGCTGCAAACATTAAATGGTATGATATTACTAAGTGGCGTTTAACTGCAAGTATTATCAAGCAATTGATTAATCTTGTAGTTGCTATTGTAAATAGCTTGATTAAATAGGACATGTATTTAGCCGTGGTATTGCTTATAGCAGTGCTGCGGCTTTTTTTATTTCTAAACTAAATATCATAATGGATAAACTAACAGAAAAACTAATTGGTCATTTTAAATCTGTATATAAAGATAAAGGATACACTTGGTTTGATACAGATGAGCCATATAATCTAAACATAATTGGAGTTCGTAATGAATCACCACTTGTAAATTTGTTTAATGATTTTATATTTGTTATATTCAGAAATGAGTATATGGATTGGGTTATTAAACAATATAATGCAACTACTAAACCAGGTGTTACATACTTACTTAATCCAATCAATGATGCTGGTGCTGCGATACTTAAAGAAGGGCAGTATAAAAAACTATGGAAAGTAGGTATGCACAAGACTCAATATGAAGCACTTGTACAATTTAATGATGCTATTGTTATAAGAGATAATGAAAAGAACGGGTCTTTTTCTTTTACAGGCAAAGAGGAAAAAGGTATGTTTGGCATTAATCTTCATCGAGCTGGATTAATAGAAACTAAAGTAGTTGTAAATCGTTACAGTGCGGGTTGTCAAGTATTACAAAATCCTAATGATTTTAAAGACCTTATGTTTTTAGTTAATCGTTCTATTAAACAAGGTTTTGCTAATTCATTTAGTTACACACTTTTAAATAGTAGAGATTTTAATGAGTAGAAAACTCTCATACGACATGAGTTTTGAAGAGGAAAAGATACATACTCAAAACTACATGGTTGAGGGATATAAATGGGTAGCTGATAAATATCGTAATACTTATGATAATACTGGTAAGATTAGATTATATGAGTGGGAAGATATTAACTTTGTAAATACAGAGATTATATCAGATGCTGCTCGATATTTTAAACAGTATGGTTCATATAATGATATAGACCCTGTTAAATATCCACGAGCTTATGCTGAATGGTGGGATAGGTGGGAATATCGTCGTAAACACGGTATTGCTTTGCCTGTAAAAATGAAAGATAAGAGTGGGGGTAATAGTGATAAAGATATTGATAATTTATGGATACCTCCTAAAATGGTTGGTCATCTTAACTTCGGACCTATTACTCGTACTAAAGACCCAGATAGTATAAGCGTTAAAACTACAATAGCTAATAGTCTTGACCAACGCAAGAAAATAGCTAAGGAGGCAGAATTGAAAATGTTATTTGCTGGATTAAGTGATAAAAAAGTAGCTGAAATTACACATGACTTTCCTGATTTTTGGGACGGACATTATCATACTTGGTTAAGTCTTAGTTTTGCTGAAAAAATAGGACTTGGTGTTGCAGTTGGTAAAGCTCGTCGTAAAGGTTTTAGTTATGTTGGTGCTTGGGATGCGTTTGATGAGATAGACATGCAGGCTCGTATTACTGTATTACTAATTGCTTATGATAGTAAATACATGACTAAGGGCGATGGGATTATGAATATGGTTTATGCTTATTCAGATTTTATTAATTTACATACTGATTGGGCTAAGCATAGACTTACTGAAAATGAGACTGAACTACAATTTGGATTTAGATATAGAGGTAGTCAAGCAGATGAGGGATTTTTATCTAAGATATTAGCACTTAGTGCAAAAGATAATCCTGACTGCGCTCGTGGTAAGATGGCTAAGAAAATAAAATATGAGGAATGTGGTACTTTTCCAAATCTTATAGAAACAGATGGAGCTACTAAATCATCTGCTGAATCAGGTGGTTATACAGTTGGTCAATCTACTTATTGGGGTACAGTTGGTTCTGATGATGCTGATTATTTTGGACTTAGTGAGATATTTTATAATCCGCAAGGTTATGATTGTCTTGCCTTTAATAATATACATGATAAGAATGCAATTAATACTCCTTGTGGTCTTTGGTATGGTCAATATCAAAATTATGAGGGTACTATTGATAAGTTTGGTAATTCAAATAAAGATGAAGCTAAACGTTTACATGAAGAGCGTAAGGTATTAAAATATAATAATTCAACACCTTCTGCTTATTTAAAATGGGTTGCTGAACGTGCTGTTGAACCTCGTGAAGCATTTAACAGAGGTACACAAAACATCTTCAAACGTCATACCGACGCTATACAAGCAAGGCTTGATTATCTTTGTAGTAATGCTAATATAGGTACTGAAAGACATGGTAAATTAATAAATGATAATGGAATTGTTAGGCTCAAAACTCTTAAAGAGTATGAGAATGAAGGTAGTAGTTATCATCCTCCTGTATATGATACAAATGATATTATAGGTAAGAATTATGATTTACATGGTTGTATAATTGAATATGAATCTCCTTTTTTAGTTCAAGTTGGTAATGGAATTAAGATAAGCATGGAGACTCCTGTTGGATTGTATTATATACGTCACGACCCTTATGCTACTGATAAAGAAGGTGTAGATATAACATCACATGATTCATTAGGTGTAGCTTATGTTTATGAGCGTACTAATATGATAACACCTACTCGTGGTGATAGACTTGTCGCTTCTTGGATTGGACGACCTGAAACTACTGATGAATACAATGAGCAACTATTTATGTTAGCTATGTATTATCGAGTAGAAGGACGTTTGTTATTTGAGAACGATAGAGGTCAAGTTGCACCTTATGCTAAAACACATAAACTTACACGTTATTTACAATCTGAGCCAGAGATGTTAGCTAATCAAGAGATTAGTGGTAAAACTGGACGTGGTTATGGATTTAGTATTGGTAAAAATATAAAACGTAAACTTGAAGGTGCTAAAATGCTTAATGACCATTTAGGTCAAGTTAATGGTAATCACGACGGTATTGTAACTACATTTTTATCTACTATTAGATGTCGTAGGTTTTTACGTGAGTTACTACGTTGGAATATGAAAGGTAACTTTGACTGTATATCAGCTCAAATAATTGGTGAGTTTCAAGATATGGATATACTTGAGAAAGATGCACCTGAATTATATGTTGCATCTACTGATGATTTTTGGGACAGAGATTTTTGGTAATTAAAACTAAATAAAATGTTTATTCAACCATTACAAAAGCTATCGCTGGTCGAGAAATTAGAAGTAGCACCCGATAGTATTATTCCTACTTGGATTAAGCAGAACGTTCTATATTGGTCTTCATATAATACTCATGTTAATTCAACTATAATGAAAATACAGAAATGTTTTGATATTATAGCTGGTCAAAATATGGAAGAAGATTATAAGTATGTAGAGAATCCATATAGTACGAATAATGAGAAATATAAAAAATATCCTGCTAAGATTCGTAATTATGATATAATTAAACCTATTATTGAGCGTTGGTTAGGAGAACGTCGTGAACGTCCTAATAAAATCATAGTTTCTGTTAATAATACAGATGCTTTGAATTTAGAGAAACAACGTCAACAAGAACTTGTAAAGAAAGCACTTGTTAATAGATTTATGTTAGAGTTACAGAATCTTGGACTTGATGTACAAGCAGAAAGTGAGAAAGACAAAGCAGATTTACAAGCTGAAATAGATACTCCTTATTTGGATAAGAGAGCTATTAGAGGTCAACGTGTAATTGAATATCTTGAAACACATCAAGATTTAGTTGATAAATTTCAACAATTATATAGTGATTTTATTACTTGTGGGTATGCTTTTAGTCATAAAGATTGTTCTAACGATGATGTTCAGTATCGTGCTATTCACCCTACTCAAATGACTATTATTGGTTGGGACGAATCAAGTAGATATGCGGAAGATGCTTCTGCTCAGATATGTCGACATCATTGGACTGTTAGTACAATTATTGATAAGTTTAGAGAAGAACTTTCTGATACTCAGATAGATTATCTTGTAAACTTTCAAAAGAACAATGAGTTTAGCGGTGCTATAAATTGGCAAACAAAAAATGGTGAGACTTATACAACTATAAATAATGGAACTGTTTTAGTTCAACATGTAGTTTGGAAGTCTTATACAAGAAGGGGTGTTCTTACTTACAGGCAAAATGGTCAAGAACTTGAAACCATTGTACCTGAGGATTATGTACTTGAAATTGATAAAGGTGATGTTAAGATTAATTGGATATGGGAGAATGAGTGGTGGGAGTGCTGGTATGTAGGTGACACTCATCTTACTTTTTCTCGTCCTGATGATGCTTATCTTTCATTTGGTCCTGGTAAGGTACAACGTACTGAAATCAATAATACATCTGTTTGTAAGTTACCTTATAATGGCGTTTATTGGGGTTATGTTCGTAATAGTATTGAATCACTTGCTATGCGTGGTCTTAGTTACCAATTGCTTTATAATATATTTCATTTTAGATTTGAACTTACATTAGCTAAGAACAAAGATAAGTTGTTGTTGTTTCCATTAGGATTAATACCTAAGCAAAAGGGTTGGGATACTGATAGGTGGTTTCATAGTATTGGTGCTTTTAGTACATTGTTTTTTGATGAGACGAGCGATAAGGCTTTAGCAGCTTTACAAGCTATTAAATCTATTGATATGTCTCTTGGTCAATATATGACTGAAATGTATAATTTTATGAACGCTGTTCGTGATGAATGGTGGGATAGTTGTGGTATGAACCGTCAACGTTATGGTGATGTTGCTGCTTCTGATAGAAAATCTGTTACTGAACAAGCTGTATTTAGAAGTGCAATAGCAAATAGAGAAGTAATTGCTTTATTTGATAGATTTGTGGAGAAAGATTTAGAAGGTCTTATTGATTATTCTAAATATGCTTGGATAGAGGGTAAACAAGCTATGTTTACTACTACTGTTGGTGATAGAGCTTTACTTGATGTAGATGGTATAGGTCACATGGAAACTGAATATGGTCTTTATGTTAGTTCAGGTATTGAAGAACAGAATAAACTTCAAACTCTTAATAGTTTGCTTCAACCTATGGCTCAAAATGGTGTACCTGCTTCTGTAATTGCAGAAGTAGTTGATAGTCAGAACATAGTTAAGATGAAGCAATTGATTAAAAAAGGTGAAGATATTCAAAGAGCATATCAAGAACAAGATGCTAAAAATCAACAAGATGCTGCTAAGTATGTTGCTGATAAGGGCTTAGAAAAAGAACAAATGAAAGACAAACGTGAGCGTGATTTAGCTAAGTTAGCTGCTGATACCAAGATTGAAGCACAACTTATACTTAGTGATTCTTTCAATTCTGGTACTGATAAAGACGCTGATGGTGTAGATGATAGTCAAGAAATAGTTGACCGTCATTATAAACGCATACTTGAATTAGCTAAGCAATCTGAGACTGTAAGAGCTAATAGAGTCGCTGAGCAGCAAGGACAGCAGAAATTGAATTTGGACAACAAAAAGCTAAACCTTATGGAAAGTAAAGGTAAGGTTTAAAGATTGCTAAAATCAAATGTTTATAGGTTTGTCGGTCAAAGTACCGTTTTAAAACGGTTAAAATTGTGTAAAAATTTATTCATATTTTAAATAAAAATTAGAGTTATGGCTAATAATAATGAGGGTGTTGGATTTTCTCTTGAAGAAAATTACAACATAGATAATCAAACAGAAGGTCAAACTGGTAATACAAACACTAATAGCGGTGATAATGCACCGTTTGTTGTTGATAGTAGTGCTTCTGAAGATGTACTTACAGCTGATGCCGCTAAATCTCTTGGTGGTATAGCTTTTGATTTAAAAGGTAATTTGATTGATAATCAAGGCAAAGTCCTTATGGATAAGACAGCTGCTGTTGAACGAATCAAAGCTGGTGCTAATCAAAATACATCTGATGCTCCTCTTGAACCTGGTTATTACATTGATGAAAATGAAAATGTAGTAAATGAGAAAGGTGTTCTTGTCAAAAAGAAAGGAGAATATACTACTAATGCAGCTGGTGAAATTGTACTTACAAATACACCTCGTATTAAATCTCTTGTTGACCAATATGTTGCTAAGGGCTTTGCCTTTAAAAATGAAAACGGAGAAGATGTTACGTTTGATACTGATGATGACGCTGCTTATGTAAAGTTCACAGAGTTGGTTTCTACTCAAACAGCTAATCAAAAACTTCAAAATACTCTTAATGCTTTCCCCGAAGTAAAGGCACTTATGCAGCATATTCTTACAGGCAAAGAGCCTAAGGACTTTTATAAGAGTAGAGTTGAATTACCAAGTTATGATAAACTTTCAGTAGCTGACGATGACACTAATGGTCGTAAATCAGTATTGATGGATTATTTTACACGTGTTGGTAATCTTGATGCTGCTGTTGCAGAGACTATGATTAATTTAGCAGAAGATGCTGGTACAAGTAAAGGACTACTTACTACTGCAATTGCTGGATTAAAGAAATGGCAATCTGATAAAGTAGCTGCTGAAACTCAAGAAGTTCAAGCTCAATTAGCTGCTCAAGAGACTAAACAAAAAGCACACTGGGATAATGTTAAATCAATAGTTACTAATGGTAAACTAAAAGATATTAATATCCCTGATGTTGAAAAGGATAAATTTTTTGCTTATATTGCATATACTGCTGATGAAAACCGTAAGGTTAGTCAAGCAGCTTTGGAATATGAGGCTTTAAGTCTTGAAGATAAGATAGCAATTGATTATCTAATCTATAAGAAATTTGATTTTGATACTCTTATTAAAAGCAGAGTAGCACAAGAGCAAGTTAATAGACTTAAAATGCGTCGCGCAACAGTAGCAACATCTTCTAATAATCCAGTAGTTCAAAGAAGTACTGGTAGTACAGAAGGATTGTCTATCAAAACTATTAATTAATTTACATTTTTTAAACATTGAATCATTATGGCTGGTTTACAGAGTAGAATCATCGTTCACGGTGAGAATTTTGATGCAAGTGGTTTTACAGACCAAAACAGTAACGATAACCATTGTTTACCTTTACAGGTTCAGACATAACACGCGCAGAAGTACCACTCATAGAACGAAGGTTAGCCATATTAGGAAACCATTGAGAAGGAAACACAACATAAA